TGTCATTAGAATATGCCTGGAATGATGTTTCCTGTTGTAGCATATGCGCCTACTGCTGCTACGAAACCGAGCATTGCTGCCCATCCATTAAATCTTTCTGCTTCTGGTGTCATGATTGTGTCCTGTGAGTTTGGGTAAAGGGTTGTCTTTAGAATCCTGCGAGTCCAAAGAAAAAGAAGTTTCCTGTAAAAACATATGAGGTTACACCTGCAACCAATCCGAGCATTGCCCATCTTCCATTAATTTTTTCAGCATTCTTTGCCCATGATTCATAGGAGATGCTCTCATCAATGTAAGGACGAGTCTCGTTAGGGAAAGCATTTTGTCTTCCGCCTGATTCAGTTGTAACAGTCATTGTAGTTTTGTTAAGAAACGTAACAATATTATATAGGAAAGATTAAGTTTTGTCAACATCTAAAACTACGTTTCCTGATACCGATATCCTAACATCTTCTGTCTCTTTAGGGTAAACCGTATGTACTAACGTGCCTGGAAAAATCAACGCATGCCTTTGACTGTCTGCGTTTATAAAGACTGCTTGCCCTTGATTGTTGTCAATAAAATAAAATGGAGCATCATCATTAGTAGTTCTTATATAACAGCTAAAAGAATATAATGAATACTGGTGCATGTGAGGTTGATGTTGATCTCCTTTATACATCTCGTTTGCCCACATCTTAATAATACGAAGACGTTTACCATTGTCCTCGCCATAAATTCCACACTGTGCTTTATGTAAATCAAACTGTGTGTCAATAGTGTTACACAACCACCGTTCAAACCTTGGTGGAATATCCATCGAGTATTCTCTTTTGATAGAGACCATCTTATGATCTCCTACTGGTTCTTTCTTTTCTATTGCTTTGAAAGCATACTCCTCTAGTTCATCAAAGGGTTGAATCTGAGCAACAAATAATTTGTGAGGTACTAACCATTCCATAGTTAAGGTGAGATAAAGTTAAAGTTGATTACCACTCGTTCTTTTGCATCAGTAGCATATGTACCAGTGTGCTTATCAGTATTATGAAACAAGACTAGTCTATTCGCAACACAATCAACCCTGTCATTTTCAAATAGAGTAGGTCCATTAGTTGTAGTTAGATAAAAGATTGCTGTGTTATGTTCTTGTATTTTATTTGCTGCCTCAAAGTCATGGTGCCAACCACTTTCATAGTTGTCATCCATTTTAAAAGTTAAGTTTGCTTTAATTCTAAGAGGTTGTAATATGTCTAAACGATTCAATACAGGTGCAACTAGATTACGATATTGTGATTGCCACTCCCATTGCACATAGAAGGAATGACACATTTGATATAACTCATGATTAGTTTGTTCATCACCAACTACACGAGGATTATAAAACCAAGGAAACTCTTCCGAAAGAAACATCTGTTGCATAGGATAGAACTCTGTCTCTGGAAGAAAGTTGTCTAATACTTTCATATAATAAAAAGGGGACTTGCGTCCCCATAGTAATGTCTGAACAAGAAAATCACCCTATATGTGATTTCTGTCGCGCCTAAAATGCCATCGGGATTTGATTCTATTGGCGGAAGAATAGGTTCAGACCAGAGTATTTATACTCTAGTGAGGATCGTAGTATCTAATCAGTGCTCCTGCAACTACAATCAATACTACCACGATAATAAGTACGGTCATGCGTAAGGGGATATAATATGATCTAGGTTCCTACCGTAGGCAGCAACTTCTGGATCTGGGTCTAACCATTTTGTATATTCAAAGTCTTCAATAACATAATCTAGTTGAACACTGTTGTCCAATAAGTACATGTCATTGTAGAGACGAGTGATCTCGTTGAATTTTTGAATGCGATAATCAGGTTTACCATTGAGTGCAATGGTTCCTTTCCTTACATAACGATAAGGAAAGCGTTCATGAATGACTTCAGTTTTAGGCATAGTTAAGATCCTGTTCAAGTTTAGATAAGAGAAGGTCATAGTTTTCATCTACGTCACCGTAGAACTGTGCTCCTTTATCTTCATAATGTCGTATGAGTTTATTATACACTACTGGGTTCTCTGTGTCAAGCATTGTCTTACGATTTATCGCATCCAAAATAGTCTTTTCGCATGTACCTACCAAGGATGTTACTGTTGTAGTAGAGTGGTGTGCCATCGTTGAGTGCCTCCGTGAGAACATTGTGGTGGAAGAGTTGTCTAGTCTCCTCAAAGTTGACTAGTCCCTTTGCCTTATGTATGCTCATGATCTCACGTTGGAACTGTTCCTTTCCATACAATTTTATATCTTCTTTTAGTTCTGGAGAAGATCCATAATACTTTTTCCAGTCAGACTCTTGCTTCTGTTTTCGCTTCTTTCCCTTGGGGGTTCTAAAAGCATAAAAATATTTTCTTCCGATGTATTTTCTACCATTGATCTTATTTGTAATGCAGTAGACGAAACCGAAGAAATCATTAATATCATCAGTAGTAAAAGTTGTACCTTGATATAACCAGGGATTTTCATAGTCAGTCGCAGAGTGCTTCTTCGTCGTTGAGGTCACGATAGGATGTTGTTTTATCACTATCATTAGTTATATGATAAGCAGAAGTGTCTGAATAGACTTCAGATTTTAACTCTGCTAACGCTATCTCTATGTCATTGATGAGTGTCTTTAAGTTTCGTTTCTTCATTAATCTGCATACTCCTGTGCTAGTTCTAAACATTTGTTGAGCATATAGTGTGCTCCATTTTCCCAATCTTCTGATGCACCCTCATACTTTTTATTAAATAAATCACATTTGTGCTTGTAAATTCTTGCTAGTAAGTCGTTCTTACGCATGATTCCCCTCCCTGATTGTGGTAGACGTCTAAAATCATCATCAGCAGAGGTGTTCATGTAGTACCTAACTCACTCTGCAGTTTCTTCCAATCTTTATCGAAGATGTCTAGTCCTTTGTCTGTTAAGACATGCTGAAACATACTCTCAAAAACTTTGGAAGGTATGGTACAAATGTCAGCACCTACTTTAAACGCTTGTGCAACTTGATAAGTTTCACGAATAGATGCTGCTAACACTTGTGTCTTTGCACCATGTGTAGCAAATATATCTGATATCTCTTCGATGAGTCCTATGCCATCAAACGATTGATCAAAGACTCTACCTACAAATGGTGAAACATATGTGGCACCTGCCTTTGCTGCTAGTATCGCTTGTGCTGCTGAGAATATTAAAGTAACATTTACATTTACTTCATCCTCTGATAACTCTTTACATGCTTTAAGACCTTGCGGTGTGCATGGCACTTTGATTGTAATGTTAGGACCTATGTCAATCAAGTCCTCTGCCATGTCTAACATATCCTCTGCTGTTTCACCTACTACTTCTGCAGATATAGATGCATGAAATGGGAAGATATCAGATATCTCCTTGTATACATCCTTTGGATTTTTACCTGCCTTTAGCATAAGAGACGGGTTGGTGGTAACTCCATCGACAAGACCCGTCTCGTAGTATGTTCTAACTAACTCAGCGTCGGAACAGTCTAGAAAAATTTTCATTGACTTCCTATAATGTTATTGATATTTATTATCGCATCTAATTTTTGAGATGTCAAGTGTATCAGGACATCTTGACATAAAAAAAGAGAGTCATTCAGACTCTCTTGGATTAAATAGTGACCAGTCTTCTGATATGAAAGGGTTTATAATGACCCATTTGGCGTAGTGTATCCCACGATAACACAACATAGCAAATACCTCATTCGGTTCTTCTATGTCAGGTATATCTTCGCGATGTCCTTTCCAGTTTAACGGTAACATTTTTTTGTCCTTTCATATCTCCTTTACCCTGTAACAAATATTTATATTACAAATATTTGTATAGAAGTCTTGTCTCTAAGTAGATTAGACTCAGAAACACTACGCTCGCCACGATGATTTCTGATACTACTAACATTACTTCTTCGCTCCTACAACATACTTCTGACCTCTGTATGTGAGTTCAGCATTCTGTTGTGTCTGTTTGCGTGATCTGTCAGTATCATAAACGATACCGCGATAAGTAACTTGTGCCATTGTGTTTACTCCTAAAGTAGTTGGATGTTTTTAATATCCGTTCCTTCAGTCAACCTTTGCGTCCTCCTTATGGGGGATGAACGATCCGTTCCGAGTTGGCTTACTTGCGTCCTATGTCGTTACACTCTTCCTCTACCTTGGTAGCAAAATAATTAATCAGATCCTTTTTACTAACGTCATCAAGATATTGATCCTGTCTGACCTCAGCAACAAGTTCTTTATAACCATCACACTTAATAGTCCAGTGGACTGGTTCGTGACTTGCCAGTAAAGATAGGTAGAATAATGCACCCATAGGATGAACGTGTAAGTTTGTAGCTAGTGCTACATTTATATTTATATCACAGTTTCCTGACATAGGTAGTTCACTGTGTTACAGTTTACCGACTTTTATCCTGATCTTTATCTTTTCTTAAGTCTTCATGAAGTCTTTGGGTTGCTTCCTTTCTAGCAGTATTCCAAAGCATGTCAGTAACATCAGGACTATAGTCATTACCTGTATCTACTAGGTCATTATAAGTTCTATCTAACCATTCAGAATTTTCAGCATACGCAAGTTGTGCTGCTATCTCTTCCTCTGGTCTAGGATTAGAGGGAGAATCCTGCGAAGGTATCTCCTTTGAGGTCTTGTTTGATTCCTCCAACGACATAACTTTCAATCTCCGTTTCTTGTGGTGCGTTTTGTTGCCCTCTAGAACTCAACCAATGCTGTGTCCAAGGTAAAGGGTTGCTTCTAGCAGGTACATCATATACTGGATTCAGTCCGATTGCTTTCATTCTTTTGTTAGCAATCCATTCAACATATCTATGTAATAGTTTTTCATTCAGACCAATCATACTACCTTCTTTGAACAGATAGTTTGCCCATGCCTTCTCTTCATCAACTGTCTTCTTAAACATATGCTGTACGTTATCTTTCTCTTCAATAGAGATCTCTTTCATTTCTGGGTCGTCTCCGTCTGCCCATTTTTTGAGGATATTTTGCGTGATAACCAAGTGTTGACTTTCATCTCTAGCAATAAGAGAGAGTATCTTCGCTGAACCTTCCATAAGTTTGTTCTCGCCAAAAGCAAACGAACACGCAAACGAAACGTAGAAACGAATACCTTCAAGGATGTTAACATTAGCGATTGCCCTATAGAGTTTACGTTTTAATTCTCTTCTATCAAGAGTTCCTGCAGGATGTCCTTCTACTGCAAACTTCCATGCATTGCCACTATCATATTCGTGTGCTTCATTGATGAAGTCATCATAAGATTCTGTAACTGATGTAGCACGTTGCAATACATTCTCGTCTTCTAAGATAGTATCAAATACTTCTGAAGCATCTGGATAGACATTCTTAATAATGTATGTGTATGATCTAGAGTGTATCATTTCCATAAACTCCCATACTGTCATACATGCCTCTAGTTCTGGTAAAGAACAATAAGGTATGAATGCCATACCAGGACCACGACCTTGCACTGAGTCAAGCATAATCTGATACTTCAAGTTAGAAGTAAAGATGTGCTTCTGCTCTGGTGTAAGTGTTTGATAATCAGATCTGTCTTTCTGTAGAGACACCTCTTCTGGTCTCCAGAAATATCCTAGTTGCTGTTGTGTTAGTTTGTCAAATACAGGATACTTATATGAATCGTATCTTTGGACACCTAATGGTTGTCCGAAAAACATAGGTTGTTTTTTAGTTTCTACTTTATTCTTGTTGAATACTGTCATTCCTTTCTTAGATTCTAATTGAGTGTTATACTTTGCAACTGTCACAGTCGTCTTCCTCCGAGTTTAAAATGTCATTAATCAATTGATCTACATTATTAGAGGTTTCATCGTCTCCATCTTTCTTGGAGTCGTATGTATTTTGATAGTATGATGTCTTCCAACCATACTTATATGTGTTAAGAAGGTCTTGTGCCATTACGGTCACAGGTACTTCATTGTCAGCATAGTTCTCTGGATTGTAACTCCAGTTACCACTGATTGCTTGGTCAAAGAATTTTTGCATCACAGACACAATCTTG